CAACATATCTCTATGTATCCTGGTTTGCAATTTGTGAGTCCGTTTTTATCAGTTATTATCTCACATTCACTTAACAAACACTCTTTGAGTGATGATAAGTAATCGGCTCTGTAATGTATGTAAGACCTTCAACACCTAATTGCTTTGGGATTCCCTGCGCTGTCTTCACTTTGGATATACGTATCCTCTTATTTAAACTCGATGTCGTCTCGAGGTGATTTAATGCAAGAACTAGGGATCTATGAATTTCTTTATACTTGCTTTAGTTCCATCCTACCTGAACAACGCTTTAGGTCGTTATAAACGGAAGAATTTGGTAATAAGAACTTACCTAGTTAATAAGTTTATTGTTATAATAGCCATTCCACGAAGGTCATTTACTTTAGATTGCTCTGTCAATAGAACTTCTTGTTCTTAGTTTTTATGATAGGAGAGTTTCGCTCCAACATCTAATGCTGTTATAACAATTAATAAGTTTAAGCTATAATTAATAATGAATAGCCGTCAATTCTGTTGCCAAGATGACGAGTCTCCGTTTGTTAGACGATTGGAAAGACAATGACTACCTGTCGGCAATCATATCATTGTAATCCTCGATAAGCATTACAACTCCATTAAAAAGAACAAATTTCTTCATAACTTCATAGTTTTTTAAAAGGTTTATAATCTAATTCAATAAAACAATAGAAAAGAGGAAGAGGCTTGCGCCTCCTCCCGTTCACAGATTACTCTGCGAATAGCTTTGTTGTGCCCTTGGCTACAGACCACGCTCCGTTATCCCCGTCTCCATCTGCATCACGCAATGCCACAAGGACAGATACAGAGATGGATAGCTTTGCGAGTTTCGCAGGTGTCAGCGTCTTGATAGCCACCATTCTAGAAGAACGGATAGTACCATAGTGCTTAAGACCTTCGTGCTCGAAGCTGAAGTTGTTCCCCTCAAGGACGAACTGACCTGCCTTAAGAGTGAATGATTCAGTTCCTTCTACTTTCGCGTAGAGTGGCGCTCCGTAAGACTTGATGCCGTGTTCTTGGCATAAAGCGGAGAGTTGTGCTAAATGATTTTCCATAGTTTTTCTTTTTGAGCGGGGTATGTTTGCCCGCCTGTACTTTAGCAAGGGTCTGTTGTTTAGGTGCTCTCCACGTATTTATCCACCAAAAAAATAAAAAAAATACCAAGGGGGGAGGTGTATTTCCCAAAGTCAAAATAATTACAGATATTTGTACTATGGAATTTTACCCTGATAATATAGGATTCAATAAAACCCATAATGTGTTAGGGTGTGTATTTAAGTTTGAAGAGTTCTCTATAGTAGTTTGTTACACACCTCAAGGAATAGTCGATAGTATAGACGTATTAAATATAGAAGATGGTATAGAAGTATTGGAATATTAGAATCTGATTAAATATAATATAATATATATATATACTAGGAATTAGGCTAAAAAGGGGTTAAAGTACTGGCGTATAAAGACTTGACACTTTTTGTACTATCACAAACGGTTGGCCACTACTATCACGTACGTGGTAGTCCCACTACCATGTTTAGTATGGTTACTACTACCACAAACGTAACAGTAAGCTTTCATAGTGAAAATTTTCCATACCTACAAGGATTTATACAATTACTTTTTATACCTTTATGTAACATTAATAATTACCCCTGTATTATGAAATACCGTGACTTTATCGAGAAGTGTGTATGTACTCTCTCACTATCTGTAATAATAATTCTTTTACTAATAATAAGCTCTTTAAAATGCTGTTCCCAAACCTTAATGCCTAATGATGGCTTTTGGTATGAATGGGAAAGTGACTATGGAATTATATATGATGATGGATATACTCAAAAATATGCTAATAATGGATTAGGTGCTCTTACTATATATCCTGCCTCAGTAGGATACACTACGATAAATTTTATATTTATGGATATAGAATATCAACCTAATTGCCAGTATGATTATTTAGAAGTATACCATGGCTCTACCTTTGATAGTTTAATAGGAAGATTCTGTGGGAACACATTACCTCTTACAATATCTTCTTCAGATACTTCTAAAGCATTAACTTTATTATGGTCTACAGATAATACTGTAAGAAAACAAGGCTTTATATTAGAAGTTATGTCTATGGGAGGCCCTTTACCAATAATTCTTAATTCTTTTGTAGCAGAACCTTATTATGGTAATGTACAAGTAGAGTGGGAAGTAGCTTCTCAAGTTAATAATGATTACTTTAGTTTATATAGATCTATAGATTGTTTATCCTGGGAACTAGTAGAAACAATGAAAGGAGCAGGAAATTATAATGCTAATATATCGTATACACTCTTAGATAGGAACCCTTATACAGGTATCTCTTATTATAAGTTAACTCAAACAGATTATGACGGTACTATAGAAACATTTAATCCTATAGCTGTTGTAATGAAAGAGGTTACTAAAAAAATATGGAAAATATTTAATCTACGTGGTCAGGAAGTAGGCCCAGAATATCGAGGACCTGTTATTGACATCTATTACGATAATACATCACACAAAAGAATCCAATAATATTATAGTTACTATCATTATTGTATATTATTACTGTAAAGTTTGTATAGTATCATTATTTTTTTGATATTTGTACTATCAAATTCGTATATTTGCAATGTATAACTATTATAAACGAAGAAAGAGAAAGATGATTACAGTATATCTAGATACCAAAGAGAGCATTCTTTTAAAATCTAAAGACGCTACTTTTCATGTATTATATTATATACTGAATCAAACTGATATGGAGAGAAACACTTGGTATGCAGATAAAGAAAATAAACAGCATATTAAGGATAAGCTTGGTATTAGTCCTCCTACTTTAGATAAGCACATAGCTTCTTTAAAGAAAAGGAAACTTATTCTTACTACGGAGACTAGAGGTAAATACATGTTAAATATGAATATGTTTTCAACTTAATAAAAAAAACAATGACTAAAACAAAAGAAATGGAAGAGGTTACTGAGGTAAAAGGAGAGACTCCAGAACAATTAATGGAAGAAGCCGCTAAAATGAGAGAAGAGGCTAGGGCAGCATGTGGTGAAGAAATAGACAAAATACTTAAAAAGTATGATTGTAATTTAAGCGCACGAATGATGATAGAGCAGTCAGGCGCCTATCCTCAAGTATTTATTATAGATGCACGTAAATCATAATTATATAAGTACAAATTTTGCAGACTTGATGAAAAAGGAACTGATTCTTAGAGAACAGTTTCGTAATTATGAATTAGATTTTAATAAAAAATTAAAAATAATTTACTATGTTATGGATACTAGTAGTTTATTTTTTAAAATGGAAGTAAATATTTATGGGGACTAAAGAAAAATTAGAAGTAGCTAAAGAGATACTAGCTATAACATTTATGGCAGCGACTGAGAACGCAGCATCTTCAGGAATGAAGTTTAAATATAAAAGCTTTGCTATTGAAGAAGAAAAAGGATCTAAGGGATGGCAATTCGAAGTGATTGTATCAGAACTAGGATATCCAGATAAATCTGTGCAAGAGTTTAAATTTGAGAGACCTGCTAATGTAGACGTTAAGAATATGGAATATAATGTAATACTCCATGTTATAACAGCCTTAACTGAAACTGCGATGTTAAGCTGGTATCAATTGGCTAAAATGTTAAATACTGATAAGAAGCTTCAAGAAGAGGCCAAAAACTCATGATAAAAAAGATTATAACATTACCAACTAATGACAGTAAAATCTATAAGCAGATACTTGCGTTCTTAAATTTTATGCTGGAGCTAACTCCACAAGAACGAGAAGTTTTATCTGAGCTTATTAGGCTGAACCAAGAATACGAAGCTCTTCCTGAAGACAAGCGAGCTAAGTTTATTCTCAGTACTGATATGCGTAAAGAGATACGAGAGCTTTTAGAAATTGAAGAAAAACACTTTAATGGTATTATATCCAGACTAAAAAAGAAGAGCTTTTTAGGAGGGCCTATTATGAATGAGCATAATATTATACATAAGGAATTACTATTTAAACCTGATAAAGATGGATTTAAAATAGAAATTAATCTTATTAATAAGCCTGTAGTTAAAGTTGAAAAACCTGTTAAAGTTGAAAAAAAGCCAGAAGAAAATATTGAGAGAGTTAGCCAAAACTCATAAAATACCTATAGGAATAGCAGAAGAAGTCTTTCATTTGTTTATTCAAAAGATAGCGACTTCTATAAGTGATCCTGATAAAAAAGAAGATGGTTTATATAATATTGATAAGTTTAATACTATACACATAGATAACCTAGGAAAGTTTAAACCTAACATACGAAATATAAGACATGCTAACTACTGTTTAAAAAAGAATAAAAATGAGGATTAATTTTGAAAATAGTTTTTGGGATGATTACCCTGAATTAAAGATACCCAAAGAGTTTAACAAGTTATACTCAGAAGACAAATCTAAGAACAAGACTAATAGCTCACGAATTATGTGGGCTATTCATCTTCACAGCCATCCTGAATCTAAATTATATAACCTTCCTAATAAAGAAGAAGTCATTGCCAGAGACTTTATAAACCAAAAAGACTTTAAATGGGAAACCTACATAGACCTTTTAGAGTTATATAAGAATGTAGTACTTAGTCCTGCAGAACGTGCACTACAAAATTGGGATGAGATTATGACCTTAAGAGATAAAGGAGTTAAAGAATTTTATATAGATGCATTAGAAGCAAAAGATGCTGATATAATAGTAAAACTAGATAAGGTATTATCAGCTACTCCTAAAATGTTTGATGACTACAAAAGAATTAAAGAATCTTATGAGGATGAAAAGATTAAAAAGAAAGGTACTAAGATAGCGTCACTATCAGATTCAGATGAGATATAGAAAATGAAAATTGATTTTAATATAGGCGATTATGTTTATCTTAAAACAGATATTAATCAATATAAACGAATGATTACAGGTTATACTATAAGATTTAATGAAGTAACTTATTTACTAAGTTTAGGAGAAGATGAATCAACGCACTATGGATTAGAAATTAGTAATGAAATAGATATACTTCTTAAAGCAACTAACTAATGATTAATGATACTAACTTCATATTAGATGAGATTCCTAACTTCCATCCTGAACTACAATATTATGAGCGCATAACATTTTGGGGCGTTCAGAAACGTAGATGCATAGAAGGATATTGGACAGGAGGCAAATGGATGCCAGGTCCGTTATATTACTATGTTAATTTCCATAACATACTTTTTGAAGATGAGTCATCAGTAGCCCAAGCATTAGGACTGCCTTGGCTTAGAGATATAGATTGGGAACTATTTTTAGCATATGAGGAATGCAGAGGCTTCTCAGGTTTTGAGAAAGATACTAAGAATACTTGTGATAGAAAGTATGGTCCTGAGAAAGAGTTATCTATAAGATTAAATAGAATAACCGAGAAAGAAGCTAACTCTAAAAACTACATAGATGCTAGAGGATACTTAGCTAAAAATCACGGTAAGTCTTTAGGAAAACCTTTATACAAAAACTCTGCTAAACATTTTATAAGTATTCAGTCTAGGGGTGGAGGTAAGTCTTACGCTTCTTCTGGCCTAGCATCCCATAACTATCTTTTTGATGGTGCTACCGATTATGATAACTACTTAGAAAGAAAAAAAGCAAAACAATACATAGCCTCTGATACTATTATAGGTGCTATTGATACAAAATATACTGAGCCTCTTATTAAGAAATGTAAAGCTGCGTTTGAGCATTATGCAGGATCTTATAGAATAGGAGATGAGTTTTATCCTTCTCCTCTTATGGTAGGATATACAGGTTCACTAGCTCCTAACAGGGAATACACTTCTAGAACAGGTTCAATGCTAAGACATAGAACATTTAAAGATAATCCTCTAGCCGCTAACGGCACTCGACCTAACTTGTGTATTCTAGATGAGATAGGTTTTATGACTAATGTGAAAGAGGCGTGGGGAGCCATAGAAGCAACACAGGCTTCTAAGCAAAAAAAGAATTTAGTTATATGGGCTCTTGGTACAGGAGGCCTTGTCTCTGGCCAAGCAGCCTTATATGCAGAATCTATCTTTAGAAATCCTTCAGAATATAATTGCATAGCTTTTAACGATGAGTATGAAAACAGAGGTACTATAGGATACTTTGTTCCTTATTGGAAAACATTGAATGAGTTTAAAAAAGGGCCTGACAAAGTTACCGATGAAACCTTAGCTAGGATGTATATTAAGTCTAGGCGAGATACTGCTAAGAAAGCAAATGACCCATCAGTATACCATACAGAAATAATCAATGGGCCAATTATGCCTTCCGAAGCATTCTTAATTGTAGAAGGGGCTTACTTTCCAACACTCTTATTAAAAGAACAATTAGCAGAAGTAGAAGGAGGTAAGTTTAGAAAATACCAAGAGAGCTCCTTTAAAGGTTATTTAGTTTTTGATAAAGATAGTAAGGTAGAATTTAATACCATACAGGATGCTAAGCCTATACGTAACTTCCCTTTAACAAGAGGAGAAGATAAAAAAGGAATGGTTGAGATATGGGTAAAGCCTCAGAAGAATGATGAGAGCGTAGTTCCTCATGGAACTTATATAGGAGGTATGGATGTTGTAGATAAGGCCAGGTCTACTACAGACTCATTACCCTCTATATTTATAATGAATAGATACACACGTCAGATAGTAGCAGAGTACACAGGACGTACAGATAATCCTAATGATTTTTATGAAACTTGTAGGAAGTTGTTACTCTATTTTAATGCTACAGGGATGTATGAACAAAATCTTCCAGGATTATTTACATACTTTGAAAAGCAAAAATGCTTATATTTGTTATCAGACACACCTTACCAACTGCGTAATTCAGATACATTTAGACAGGGAACTAATACATCCAAAGGTATAAACGCATCAGGTAAAGTAAATCAGACAGCAAGAGATTTTATTAAATCGTGGTTATTGGAGAGAATTTCTGAAAATTCAGAAGTGAGAGCATTAGAAACCATTTACTCGCCTGCATTATTAAAAGAACTAATAATGTGGAATCAGTATGGAAACTTTGATAGAGTATCATCGTTAGGTATGTTATTATGGCATGATGATACTATGATGCGTAGTACAGAAGAACGTAAAGAAGAAATTAAAACATTCTTAGATGATCCCTATTGGGCTAAGATGGGAGTATTAAAAAAGAAGCCTCTTAATGCAGGGCGTTCAAATTTTTATGATTAAATTTGCATTTTAACAAAAAATTACTATGAGCCAGGATTCGTCACTAAAAATGCAAGGGTATATAAGCTTCCCAAGACAAAAATTATCTGATAAAAGTAAGAATAAAAAGTGGTATGAAAAAAATATAGACTATGCAGAAAATATTTTGGTATCAGATTCTGACCTTAGATCTAACTTTCGAAACAAAAAAACTAATTATAATCTTAGGGCTAATATTATTAACCCACGGGATTTTGAACGATTTATCAATCCTGATAATTTAGACTTAGATACTCTACCCGCAAGCTTTCAACATGTAGGAATAGAAAACAGTAAGATAAACTTACTAGTAGGAGAGTATTCTAAAAGAAGAAAAGAATATAGAGCCTACCTGTCAACAGGGGATGCAGAAGGAATTACAAGAAAAGAAACTGCATTAAAAGAAAAGCTTGATACAGAGCTCATGGACATTATCAAGAACGAGTCTATATCTGAAGAAGAGATTCAAAAAAGACTTAAAGAATTTGAAAAATATAAAACCTATGATTTCCAAGACATCGCAGAAATTACTGCAAACAAAGTTCTTAAATATGAATATAAAGACCAAGATTTGGATTTCTTATTTAATAGAACTTTCGAAGATTTACTTGTAGGCGGAGAACAAATAGTATATTGTCGAGTATTAGGAGGAGAGCCCGTAATGAGACGTGTAAACCCTATGAACTTATATACTCTTGGAGGAAGCTCTATGTTTATAGAAGATTCTGATATAATTGTAGAATATGGTTATAAATCTATAGGCCAAGTAATAGATGATTACTGGGATGAACTATCAGAAAAAGATATTGAATTTTTAGAAACAGGAACATCTGATGCTTCTAGTAGTGCTATAGGATTAAATAGAGATATTTCTATATTCGATAGATATGGCGAAGAAGCTGCTTTAGGAATATTCCATCCTAATGAACTAGGCCTAAGAACTTTTGCGGGAGCTTTTGATACTCTAGGAAATGTACGAGTACTTAAAACATGTTGGAGAACAAGAAGAAAGATAGGCAATCGTAAATACTACGATGAAGACGGAGAAGAACAACATGATTATGTAGATGAAAGTTACATAATTAAAAAAGACGAAGGCGAAGAAGTAAAATGGATGTGGGTAAATGAATGGGTGCAAGGTACTAAGATAGCAGATGATATCTATGTTGCTATGGGTCCTATTCCTTACGCAAGTAAATCAATGGTAAATAAATCTAAAGGTATCCCTCCTTATATAGGAACAGTAAATAGTACTAATGATTATCAAGTACAATCTCTTACTGATATCATGAAGCCTTTAGCATACTCCTATGACATTGCTTATTATAAAAGAGAATTAGAAATAGCTACTTATAAAGGAAGCTTTGCTGCTATTAATAGTTCTATGATTCCTTCAGGATGGGATCCTAAAGAATGGATTAAATATGCAACTATTAACAAGATGGCATGGTTAGACCCTACCGCAGAAATACTTAAAGGACCTTCACAAGGAAAGTCTGCAGGAGCATTTAATACACTTACTGCTACCAATATTCCTTTAGGAGATCCTCAAGCTATACAAATGTATAGTAACTTATTATTAGAAATAGAAGCTACTCTTGGAAAACTTGCTGGGGTAACTGGTGCTAGAGAAGGGCAAATACAAAACCGTGAAGCTGTAGGAAATGTAGAAAGAGAGGTTAGTCAAACATCTCATATTACTGAAAAATGGTTTGTGTTAGATGCTAACTTCCGTAAAAGAGCGTTAGGTAAATTCTTAGAATGTTGTAAGTACGCATATAAAAAGAATCCTAAAAAGGACAGTTTATCTTAGATGATATGGGAGCTGTTATGGTACAAAACTTTGATGAGTTTTGTTTATCAGAATACGATGTTCATATCTCTAACTCTTCTGCAGATACACAATTGTATCAAGAGCTTAAAGCATTATCTCAAGCAGCTGTACAAAACGGACAAGCTACTATTGGAGACCTTATTGCTATATCACAATCTGAATCTGTTCAGGAAATCTCTAGAAGACTTGCTGATTCTGCAGAAAAGATTAAGCAACAACAACAAGAGATGCAAGAAAAACAATTGCAACAACAACAAGAAGCTGCTCAGATGCAACAACAAACTGCTCAAGCTCAAATGCAACATGAAATACAAGAGAAAGATAAAGACAGAGCTGTTAAATATGCTGATATAGAATCTAAAGAAAGAATAGCAGGGATGAGAGAAATAGGTTCTGAATTACGGGACGGTAGGAAATATGATGAAGATACTGATGATAATGGTATAGATGATACTCTCGATCTTAGAAGAACAGACGTAGATGAGAATTTTAAGAATAATACTATTCGTCTAAAAGAAGGAGAATTATCAGAAAGAGTTCGTAGTAATAAAGCGAACGAAACTATTAAAAAACAACAAATAAAAGTAAATAAAGAAAAACCTAAAGCAAAATAAAGCTATAGTACTATAAGACTTTTATATTAAAATAATCCTTATAGTTTATAAAAATAATTTTAATATTGTAACAAAATAAAGACAGCAAAAGTATGAGTGAGACAAAAGAAAACTTATTTGATGGCATACAAATTATGTCGCCAGGAGAGTTAGAATCATCAATATCGGGAGAAACAGTTGATGAGACTACAGATGAAACTACAGAGGAAACGCCTGAATTAGTCGTAACCCCTGTAAGAGCATCAACAGGAGATTTAGGAGATGACTCTGAACCAGAGATTGTAAGTCCTAAAGAGGAATTGGAGAGTAAAGAAGTTGATGAGCCTACTACGGTAGTATCAGATAACAAAAAAGAAGCTTTTTATAAAGCTATGATGAAGGAGTTTATTGATGATGGAATTATCACTGCTCCCGAAACGGAAGAAGAACTAGAGGGTTCTTTGGATAAATTGAAAGAGTTGATGAAAGGCACATTGGAAAAGTCATTTAAAGGAATGACCTCCCAATGGAAGAATAACTTCAGCGGAGCTAAAAAGAAATTTCTAGAAATAGAGGATTCTTTTTCAGGAGCTGACCAAGCTATTCAAGCTGCTCAAGACTTAGAGTTCTTTGACAATGTAACTAATGATTCTGTAAAAGAAGATGTGGATCTTCAAAAGAATCTATATTATCGTTATTTAAAATCTAAAAACTTTTCAGACGAAGATGCTGTAGAGCAAATAGAAGATGCAGATGCTATTGGCAAGCTAGAAGAAAAAGCTTTAAAAGCTATTCCTCAATTAAAGCAACATGCTAATGGATATGTTGAAACTGCTAAGCAGGCAAAAGCGGCTGAAGAACAAAAATGGGAAAAGCAACGAGAAGAAAGTTATAATAATTTAATGTCATCAATAGATACTAAAGACACATTTATTGACGGACTAAAACTAAATAAGGTAACAAAGGAAAAGCTTAAGGCTAACATTACCAAACCAGTATACACTGATGATGATGGAAAAGGATATACTAGTTTAATGTATAAGCAAATGAGAAATCCTACCGAATTTGAGATGCTTATTAACTATTATGATTCTATGGGATTATTTGATTTAGATAAGCAGGGTAGTTTTAAACCTAATATCTCAAAAATAAAGAATGTTGCTAAAACACAAGCAGTCTCAGAGATTGATAAGGTTATAGCATCAAGTAATGAAAGAGGTGTAGGAAGAAACACTTCAGTAGAATCATCACAAAAAGCTCAAGGAATTTTAGATTTACTAGAGCGAGGAATGGGGAAAACAAGAAAAAAATAAAGTAAAATAATAAATATATCATTTAACAATAAAAAATAGAAAACAAAATGGCACAATTACTTCCATTACAAAGATATGAAGCTATTGATTATAACGGTCTTCTGACTGATAATCATTTTCATGCTT